ATGAACACGGGTCGTGGGCTGTACCTTGCTATATGTCTAACCTGTGCCAAGAAATTATTCATCCTACCAATCCAATTAAATCTATTGACGATCCAGAAGGAGAAATTGGTATTTGTATTCTATCCGCACTAAATCTTCTTGAGCTTAATAGTGAAAAAGACATTGAAGAAGCGTGTCGTGTAGCCGTAAGAACTCTTGATGCCGTTATTGATTACCAAGATTATCCAGTTCTTGCTGGTGAGACATTTACAAAAAACAGAAGATCGCTTGGTGTTGGTGTGACTAATCTAGCTGGATTTTTGGCTAAGAACAAAGTGTTCTATGAAGACGGTTCTGCGCTACAATTGGTTCACGAAACTATGGAACAAATCCAATGGAACCTGATTAGCGCAAGCTGTGAGTTGGCATCAGAAAAGGGTGCATGTCCTAAGTTTAATGAAACAAAATATGCACAAGGCTTGCTTCCAATTGACTGGTATAAGAAAACTGTGGACGATTTAATAAAACCTAACTATAACATGGATTGGGAGGGGCTTCGTGAAAGAGTTAAAAAGCATGGCTTACGACACTCGACACTATCTGCCATCATGCCTTGTGAATCTAGCTCCGTTATTCAGAACTCTACCAATGGAATTGAGCCAGTACGGAGCTTACTAATTTCTAAGAAAGCAAAAAATGGTGTTCTGAAACAGTTAGTTCCAAACTATCATATGCGTAAAAATTACTACACTATGGCTTGGGATATGCGTGATAACAAAGCTATGATGAATATAGCTGCTGTTATTCAAAAATTTGTAGACATGAGCATGAGTACCAACCTTTATTATAACTATGCTCACTATGAGGGTGGAAATATTCCATTGAGCGTTCTTATTAAAGATCAGATCTATGGATATAAGTATGGACTAAAAAACTTTTATTATTGTAATACGCCCGATGGTGACGGCGAAACTGAAAAAGACATGAACTGCGAATCTGGAGCTTGCGCTATATGAAAACTATTTTTAATACTAAGAATGTTGACCCAACGACTCAACCGTTGTTTCTTGGAAAAGACCTTGGTGTTCAGCGATATGACGTTGTTAAGTACCCGATCTTTAAAGACCTTGATAGCAAACAGATGATGAACTTCTGGCGACCAGAAGAAATTGAGCTGAAGAAAGATCGCGGCGATTTTAAAGACATGTCTGACAACGAGAGGTTTATTTTCACTTCTAATTTAAAATACCAGACCATGCTTGATAGCGTTATCTGCCGTGGCGTACCAACTCTTCTTGAATATGTAACAAATACCGAGCTTGAAGCATGTATGATGACTTGGCAGTTCTTTGAGAAGATTCACTCTCAAAGCTACAGCTATATCATTCAGAATGTTTATGCTGATAGCTCCGAAGTATTCGGTGGAATTTATGAAGATAAGGAGATTATGAAACGTGCAAATAGTGCGATTGCAGACTATAATAACTTGATGGGGATGACCTGTGACTCTACAAAGATTTCTGATCTGAAGAAGCAAATCTACATGACAATCGTCAGTATCAATATTCTTGAGGCTGTAAGATTTTACGTCAGTTTTATTTGTAGCTTTGCTTTTGCCGAAAACAAAAAAATGGTTGGTAATGCCGACATCATCAAACTAATTAAGCGCGATGAGGCTTTGCACCTCACAAACACGCAAGAGATTCTTAAAATTCTGCATAGAGAAGAATCTGAAGGATTCACTAAGGTTGCAGAACAGTGTCAAGAAGATGCTATTAAAATGTTTGATAACGCAGCAAAAGAAGAGAAGGAATGGGCATCGTACCTGTTTAAAGACGGTTCAATTATCGGGCTGAACGAAACAGTGCTTCACCAATATATTGATTGGCTTTGCATGTCCAGACGAAAGAATATCGGCTTACCATACGAAAGTGTTGGTAGAAACCCTATTGCGGGCTGGACAGAGCATTGGCTAAACAGTGAGAGTGTTCAAGTTGCACCACAGGAACACGAGATTACTTCCTATAAAATTGGTGCTAGTAAAAACGACTTAGAAGATATGGACTTTGGAGACTTAGGATTATGAAAGAAGGAATTAACTCAGTAGACATTGTCTACACATCATTTCCCGAAGGTATTAAAATTGAAGCTACTGATGACCCTAGTGATTATGTTTGTAAGATTGTTCAGTGGCATCACGACCGCAATTTAATTGATGGTTCTTCAGATAAAGATCAGTTTTGCAAACTTATGCAAGAGGCTGGCGAACTCTCTGATAGCATCTGTAAAGGTAAGGATGTGTCAGATGATATTGGTGATATGATTGTAGTTCTACTAAACATTGCAGAAAGAAATAAGCTATCACTGAGTCAATGCTTGGCTAAGGCTTGGGACGATATTAAAGATAGGAAAGGCAAGATGGTAGATGGGATTTTTGTAAAAGAGGCCGACCTATAAACAACCTTTTCATAAAAGGGTAATCAATGAGAACAAAACGACAACGACGAGAAGAACAGAAGACGACGCAACAAAAAGTGAAGCCCTTACAAGCAAAAACATATAATCAAAAAGAATATATCAGAAACATAGTTGAAAACGATATTATCTTTTGTTCAGGACCAGCCGGTTCTGGAAAATCATTTATAGCAGCAGGAATCGCAGCAGAGCATTTACATAGAGGAGAAATTGAGAAAGTTATTGTTACTAGACCTCTTATATGCACTGGTAAAGATATAGGGCATTTGCCCGGAGAAATGGGTGAAAAGATTGCCCCCTACCTTTTGCCGATGAAAGAAAATTTGCAATATTTCTTAGGCCAAGCATATTACGGTCTATATGCAAACGAAGGACAGATTCAGTATAAGCCATTAGAAGTTATGCGAGGTTCGACTTTCCATAACTCATATATGATTTTAGACGAAGCACAAAACTGCACAGAAGATCAAATTAAAATGTTTGTATCTCGCATGGGAGAGGGGTCTAAGGTTCTAATAAATGGAGACATAGATCAAGACGATTTAAGAGGTAGAAGCGGTTTGGCTTTCTGTATGGATAGACTACAGGGTATTGAAGGGATTGCTGTTTCCAAATTAGGATATGAAGACATACAAAGAAACGGAATAATTGGTAGATTTCTTAAAGCATTGGAGGATTAAATGCCACTATATGATTACGAGTGCCAGCACTGTAATAATCTTCTAGAAGATGTATTTCAAAACGTTAAGGACGAGCCACTCAAAAAGTGTGATAGTTGCGGTGAAGAAAAACTAGAAAGAATTATTACTGGAGGGATTGCCGGATTTGTTTCTGGTAGCAATACTATCGGTAGTTTGGCGGATAAAAACGCTAGAGTTCATAAGAACATGATTAATGAAAATATGCATCGCAAAAAAGAGTCAGAGCCTAAAGAAGACAAGCCGTGGTATCACGAACACACCACAGCGACTAATAAAGAAGTAAGCAAGATGTCAAAAGAACAAAAAGCTAGATACATTATGGAGGGTAAAAAGTAATGTCATTAGACTCAATTAAAAAAGACACTAAGCCTAAGACTGTGTATGAGTTAGGGTTTGATAAGAGCGGATCAACGGTGGAACAGAAAACAAATAAGGATTGCTACGGTAAGATAGTCTATGTAGATGGTGTAGAGTATTCTCACCATATCAAGGTTTTGGAAAGCAACGTATATGACCCGCTGGGGGCATACTCTAACAGAAGAAGATATCTTCAGGCATCATTCAAAAAAGTATCTCCAAAGACCTTTAACTATTACATGATGTATCTCAAAACAAACAATTCAATTTACTTAACTCGCGCCCAAAGAGGATTTATAAACAATGACTAAAACAGGACCACTCAGTAAAGCTGAACAATTTTATATTGAACACAAATTTCCAGAAGGTGTAACAGTTGACGATCTTGCTAAAGAATTAGATAGGACAAAGAAATCTATTCAAACATTCGTGGACAAGAATGATATTAAAACTTCTCTTGATTCCAGAAAAGAAACTTTGTTGTCACAGCAGTTTGCAAGACAGCGTGGGTCTACAGTGATGACACCTAACGCCTCTATCATGGCAGACGATATGAGGCCAGCATTTAATCAGAACAAGTCTGCAAGAAAAAGATGCATAACGAAGATTAAAGATGAATAATACAGAATTTTTGAAAAAATACAGAAAGAACAAGCAAGCTGTTTGGATTAAAGTAGCTCTAACTAACGGTAAAGAATTTTATTTTAGTGGCTATAAACCAAACTGGCAAGCTCTAAAAAAGGTTTGTGAAACAACAAGCTCTTTTATCAAAGAATTTGAGTTGCAATTTCGCTCAAATGTTGTTAGTATAGATATCCCAAAAGATGTTGACGCAGTTTATTTGATAAGGTCTGTGCTAGGGCAGATGGGCGGCGAATCTAAACAATACTATACAGTTGGAATGATTAAAGGTGAAACTGTCAATAAAGATATGTATCTAGTGCCGGAACTTATTAAAGAAAAAAGCTACAAGGACAATATTGAATCTTGCTTTGAAGAAGGTATAATTTATGATGACAGAAAAGAAAAGAAAGAGAACGGATAAAAGCAAATATAAACATGAAAGCACAGGCGATTACTGTACCTGCGCTGCTTATGTTGCTGAAATCATGTGTAAGAAAAACGCAGAGAACAAAAACCAAGGCTCTTTGCCATACAAGTTCTGGAATAAAAAACCTTGGGATTGGACTTTCCGAAAACAACTCTGTGCCGCAAATAAAATGATAAAAAAATACTCCGAAGAAGCTCTAGTGAAAGCGATTCACTCAGATGACTTTCGTGGAATTTTTTCTTTGAATCACCCAAAAGCGGCTGGGATAATTCGCAAGTATCAGCTAGTATTAGATACACAGACCGACGATATTCAAACAATCGAGGTCAAAGAGAACCCGACGCATCAGAAGAAGCGTTTCGGCAAGAAAAGCAACCTACTAAACAAATTGAGGAATATTGAGAATGGCGAAGAAGAAAGCTAGAGTAACCGAATTTGAAGATGACGCAATCAGTAATCAGATTATTAAAAAGTATGGAGCAATAGTTGAGTCTGGTAATCAAGTTCTAGCCACTCTTGAAAACTTTAAGACGATTGGAATTTCTCCAGCCCTTGACATTGCTCTTGGAGGTGGCTTGCGAGAAGGTCAGTGCGTTGCTATGACCGGTGACCCAAAGACCGGAAAGACAACCACAGCGCTGTATTTCGCGGCTAAAGCTCAAGCTGCTGGTAAAAATGTTATCTACTTTAATACTGAGGGCCGACTGACAAAAGAAAATTTTCGAGGCATTAAAGGATTAAACGTAGAAAAGATTAAGATCGTTCAAGCTACCGACGAGCAACCAATCGTTTCGGCAGAAACGTATCTCAATGCCATTGAAACCTACATCAAGAATACACCAGACCTAGTTGCTATCATTGACTCTGCATCTAATATGGTTCCTCAAGATGAGCTTGACGGAGAGATTAGGTCGGGTGTTCGCAATTTGCTTCCGAGGCTTCTCTCTATGTTCTTTAAAAGAATCAGTGGTGACGTTTCTCGCATGAAGGCAATCTGTATCTTTATTACGCACAATATCGCCAACACTAGCGGTAGCAGATATGCACCCGCAAAGATGGCAGACTGCGGTAATATGCTTCAATTTCAGGTCGGTACTAATATGATTATCACTCATCGTGGTAAGTGGGAAGTACCCAAAGAGTCTGGCAATCATGTCGGACAAGTAGCTAATTGGGTTATAAAAACATCTGCTGCTGGAGGTAGACCAAATTCTACAGCAGAGAGCTGGATTAAGTATGGTATAGGTATTGATGAGTCACAAGAAATTGCTCAAATCGCAAGCGAGTTCGCTATGATTAGTCGTAGTGGAGCTTGGTATACGATTACCTGCGCCTTAGAGAATAAAGATGACCCAGTAATTAAAAATTGGCTAACGCAAAATGGCATAGATGCCGATAATAATGAAGCAGTCGAAAAGGCTTTCAAGTTTCAAGGTATGGATAAAGTCACTACCTTTTTAGAAGAAAACGAAGAGATTACGCAATTTATCTACGAACAGATCAGAGAAGTTTTTCTATGAAAATTACTGGATTAAATGGTAGAGAGTATCATTTAGATCTAAAAAAATACTCAAAACAAAGAGCAAAATGCTCTTTCTACCATAAAGTTTGTAGAGAATTGCTTCGTGATGTGTTTGCTGGCTATCACGTTTATGAAGAGGTAAAATTGCCGGGAACGGTAAATCCTTCAAAAAAATCTGCCCTATACCTTGACTTTCTCATTCCAAATGCTATAATAGCTGTAGAGGTTCATGGGCAGCAACACTTTGAGTATGTGCCGTATTTTCATAAGACAAAAGCGGGATTTCTACAAGCAAAAGCTAGAGATCGCGCTAAAGCAGAATGGTGTGAATTAAATGGACTTACACTCGTTGAACTTAGATGGGATGAATCTGTCGGGTATTGGAGAGATAAAATTGAACGCAGCAGATAGATTAAAGATTTTTTTAGACGGTATTGAAAGATACATCAACG